ACAACTTTTTCTGTAGATGCTCCACTTAATGCAAAAACAAGATCAGTTGCATCTGAAAATGTACCGCTACCATCAGTTTTGGGAGAATGTCTGACATGAATACGACCACCTGCTCTTACATCTACATCTGAGACAGCATCCCACCTAAGTCTTATCTCCTTATCTGAAATAGGCTCATACGTTAAATTTGTAATATCAGAAGGAGGTGCTGTCTTACCAACAGCATTGAAGGTCAAATTAGTAGAAGTTGCACTTAACTGTAATGCAGCATTAAAACTAAATACCTGTATTTCGTATGTTCCAATATCAGTATTTAAAATTTCAAAATCAGGAGATGAAACAGTTGTTGAAACATAATTACCATTGTTAAATCTATAATTCACCTGATATTGAGTAACACCTGTTACTGGTTGCCAACTGATAATTAATTTAGATACAGCATTATTATTAATAACAACAATTTTTTCTTCTGACTGTAAACCAACAGGAGGATTTTTTAATTCATTTAAAAGGCTTACAGTTCTAGTGGCAAGAGAAGATCCATCTTCAATAAAACTATACTTACCATCCTTATAAGATAAGGCAGTAACCACATAGTTAATACCATCCTGTTCCTCTACATTTATGACTCTAAACAACTGCGAAGATATAGTTGTATTTGAAATCATCCAGACTGTGTTTACATTTGGTGTCTGAGAAAAAGCACTGGATACTGTTATAACACCGCTGGATATATCGCTTATATCTTTAGTTTCAATCGTTCCATTCGGGAGGATTACAGAAAGTTTTGGACTGTTTGTTGTTGGCAAATCGGTAGCATCTGTATCATCAACCGTCATGACAGTTGTAGATGCAACAGCTTTTAATCTTCCTGATCTTCTCACTCCTGCTCTTACTGGATCGTTTATTTCAATGACACTTCCTGGTCTACATACTGCACCACTATCAATGGAAGTTGTAAAAGTAACTACTTCAGATTCATTATTTTCACTAAATAAAATTGCACGACCCAATCTCGCAGCCTGTCCTCTTGAAGTGCAAGCAAATGCTTTTACCTGTTTAACAACTGTACCTATCTTTGTTATTAAGGAGCTATCTTCTACAACTTCAAAATCCACCTCCTGCGAATCCATATTGAAATAAGACACAGAAACAACACTATGTCTCGCTTTAAGACTACTGCCAGAATAATTAAATCCAGCTTCAGTAACATTGGCAAGACTAAATAGATATGAACTATCCTTTGGACTATCCTGTGCAAGTTCTATTGATCCAGCAGACCATATCGGAACACAACGCATAACTCCTGCCAGTTCATTTATCAGATCAAAGGCTTGATTACTGTTCTGGATATTTACGTTACAGCTAAATCTGGCCTCCTGTCCTCCGAAACCATCATCAACTAAAGTATTGGCAAATTTACTGGCAGTAACAAAAGAAAAGAGATCAAGGGAACTATCTGTTATATGATCCCCGAATCCATAGCGAGTATCTGTCAGAAGATCAAGAAGTATCATTGCAGGACATGAACACCATGTAGCTGCACCCATCACTCCATTAAAAATATAGCCATCAGGATAAACAATACGACCAGTTGTACTATCAACAGTAGGAGTGCCTGAACTACTAGCACCTGCTCCTGGAATCCTTACCTTTATTCCTCTGATACGATATTTTCTCGATGGAATAGAACTAAACTGCTGAGAATCAAGCCTCAATGACGCATATGCACTGTTTAAATAGGTTTGTTTATCGTCAATAATTTCAGTAAAACTTGTAAATTGAAAAGCATTTACTGTACTGGCAGAAGGAGCATCAGCAGTGACTCTTACAACTTTTACATCAACAGGAAAAGAACCAGTAAGATTTACACGATATTCTTTTTGGTAGGCATCAGCAGTACGACCAGTGACAGTATCATCTATTAAAGTTGTAAATCCACCACCATTGTATTGAATTTGAATTTGAAGGTTAACAGAACTACCAAGTAAATCACCAGAATTAGTGGCTACTTGTATCTGAGGAAAAGTTACTGTTACCTTCACAGCATCAATATCAGAATTGGATATTGTTCTGGTTACAGGAGTAGAGTTTGTAACTGTTACACCTACAGCATTTATCGACTCACTACTTTCTATACCACTGATATGTTCCTGACTTGACGTACCAAATCTTGGTGTGAAAGTTACATCCTGAAAATTAAAATCAGTACTGGCAGGACTTGTATTGCTGGCACTGGATTGCAAAATAGCTGTATCGTTTAAAAATATATCTTTTAGGGCAGCGTTATTATATGCAGTTGTGCCTTTTGTTAATCCAGCTTTAGAGGCAGTGGCAAAACCTTCAATTTCTCCTTCCGATATCAGGTCAAGTAAAGTGGCAAACTGTCTACTGTGTAAAGTATCAGGAGTTCTGGTTGGTTGTGGTGGAGCAGATGGTGGGGGAGGGCCACCAGCACCTCTGATAATTTTAGGATTCTTTGTCATGCTCTTACCTGTTCAGTATCAACACCTGCACTTATTACAACACTTCCTGTAAAAATTTCACCATAAACAACTGGAACAGGAGTACCTGCTCTTGATGTATTTTGTAAACCACTAAATTTAAATGATAGTCTAGGATCTTGCTCTGAAGTAAAATCGGGTGTCTTTGGTATTGGGGTTAATAAATCAGCCACTCCTGACAAAGCTAAACTAGCTCCAACATAAACTGCTGATTTTGCTACAACTACACCTGTTGTCACGCTAGTTCCTGTAGCAGTTAAAAAACCAGCAGGACCTAAGACAAAAGCACCTCCAATTAAGGCAGCACCTCCTAATATCTTTCTAGTAGTTCCACCAGCACCAGCAATAACAGGAACAATATGTAGATCAGATTGTCCTATAGGATGTGCAAGTTCATCTTCTTCCACTTCATAATCGCCAACCAAAACCTTATAGGACCTTCCTGCTATATACGCTTCTGATTTTGGAAAGTTACAGACAAGAAAACTTACTGCCTGTGATATTGAATTTACTTTTACCTCAAATTCTTTATGTCCAATAAATTCTGCTAACTCTCCATAAAGTTTTAATTTACGCAACATAACGATACCTCCCTCCAGTGCATTTTAATAACCATTGAGAATAAGGTTCTCTACAAGATAGTCTATCTGTTAAATGATGTAAAATTTCATCTCCTAAAAATAAAGCCACATGATTTAAACCATTTGCCATGATTGACATAAATAATAAATCTCCTTTCTCTAACTTTTCTTCCTGCCTCAACTGTCTAAAACCAGTTCTCCATGCACATCTTTCAAACATAGGATCTTTTAAAAACTCTTCTGGTGTAGTTGGTCTGTTCCAATCTTTAAGTTCAATACCTTTTTCTTCTCTATACCAATCTCTTACTAAAGACCAACAATCAGTTACACCCCAAACCCATGGTCTGCCAATTAAAGGTGGTTTATATCCACAGGGTTCACAATATCCCCAGGTTTCTGTTTTTGGATTAACAATGTGCCATGGTAAATTACTTTGTTCACAACTAATCTGGTCTGCCTGACTAGGTGTAGGTGGTGTTACAGGGTGGCTATGAACAACAGCTGTTATTTCTCCTGTATTATCTGCCTTTACATAATCCTCTGGATCAATAATAAAACATTGATGATCTGTCATTGAAAGATTACGACAAGGAAAATATCTTTCTTTTCCTCGAATATTTAATAACAGACCACAAGACTCTTTAGGATCTTGGTCTTTCGCATGAGCTAGAGCATTATCTTTCCAATTCATGCGTTGAACGTACCAATAGAAGGAAATATAGAACGGGTTGCCTGTCTTTTAGGTGCTCTGACTCCTGCAAGATCAAAAACAGCAGCTAATTCAAAAGTAACAATTTCTCTATTTTCTGCTGATTTTCTATCTATTTTGTAAATCTCCTGCGGAAACTCTGCTGTAGGATCTGGTGTTCCTAATGGATTACTACCTCCAGAAAAGTTGGCAGCATCAAGGTAACGTGCCAAAGTTCTAATTCTGGTTACGGTAGCTCCTGTAAGGTCATTACCTGTAGTGGTAGCATTAACAGTTGCTAATATTGCAGAAATTGTACCTATTGCATTACTGACAGTAAGAGTTGGACGGGGTAGTTGTCCATTTTGATATGCAAAACCTTCAGCCTGTATTGGCATTTTTGTATATGTATTACCAGCCCAGATTATATCTGCGTTTGAATTAAGATTCGTGCCAGCATGGAATCTATAGGTTGTATTAGATCCATGTAAGGCGGTTGTGGTAACAAGTGTAAATAGTTCAATTATTGCTGAAGGATTGATCTTTTGTAGATCAGTAATAATCGGAGCAGTACTCATGGTTCAAATACTTCT